CTCAAGACTCTGGCTACTCCTAAGACAGCGGTCGGATTGACGCCCACAAAGCGGAGTCAGGCCGTCGCCATGCTTCGTGCGGGTTACACCTACGCAGAAGTATCCGACCATCTTGGAGTTTCCGTGTCTACTCTTAAGTCCGGACTTACGGGTGAAGCTGATGGCTGAGTTCATGCTTACCACTGTGGACAATCCTTACGATCCATTCACTCAGTTCAATGAGTGGAGAGTTTGGGATGAGTCTCGTGGTTACCACACGCTCTCCCTTCTTGCCCGAGTCACTCGCTCATCGCCTGAACTATCTGATGAAGATCAGAAGCTTGCGATCGAACAAGGAATGGACGAGATCGTAAGCGCAATCGTCGGAGTCTACCGCAAAGTTTCGGATTCACCGAAAAACGAGGCAACCGACAAAAATTAAAAAGGTTAGAGAGGGGAGGGGGGTCTCGCAAAACTGACCCCCCTCCTGCATTGCCCGCCTCCTATATTTTTCCCCGGGGGAGCTTTTCGGGGAAACTTTTCACTTCGAAACTCGGGAGAACCCGCCGTGGAAGACGACAAGAACCCTGTAGTCGGTATGGATTTCAGCGTTGCTCTGGAGATGATCAAGGACGGTTACCATCTCGCTCGTGAGGGATGGAACAAGAGCGGTCAGTACGTTCTGTTTCAGCAGGGCTACCTTGATGGAGTCCCGATCAACCCGAAGTCCGCAGAAGCCACGAAGCTTCCTGTCGGCACCGTAGTACGCATTCGACCTTATCTGCTGCTCCATGCGGCAGACGGTTCGTTCGTACCGTGGGTTCCCACCGTTTCCGACGTGCTCGCCGAAGACTGGGTCATGATCGTCCGGGACGAAGCCTGAACTCCTCCCCTCCCCCTTCACCCCCACCCCTCCAAAACTCATCGAAACTCAGTAGAAAGGAGTTGTAAGTATGGCTGTCCGTCGAAGAACTGAAGGTCCGTCCAAGGTAACTCGACACAGACCGTCGACAACTCCTGAAGGTCGGGAGAGCGAACTGATCGCTCTTGCTATCGATGCTGCCGAGAAGCGCATTCGAGACGGTAGTGCATCTGCTCAGGAGATCGTGCACTATCTGAAGCTCGGATCTTCACGAGAACGACTCGAACAGGAACGACTCGCTCACGAGAACCAACTCCTTCAGGTCAAGCGTGAGGCGATCGAGTCGCAGAAGCGAGTGGAGGAGCTATACACCGAAGCTCTAGACGCCATGCGCATTTATTCGTCAGGAAGCTTGACGGATCCTGGGGACGAATTCGATGGTTAGGACCTACACCGAACTCCGTCACTTGAAGTCTTTCGAAGAACGCTTCAAGTACCTCGCCCTCCGAGGTGAAGTCGGACGGTCTACTTTTGGATTCGACCGCTACATGAACCAGAGGTTCTACACCTCGGCGGAGTGGCGTCGTATTCGGAATCTTGTCATCGTTCGGGACAACGGTTGCGACTTGGGTATCGATGGTTATGAGATCCACTCAGGTCTCTATGTCCATCACATCAACCCGATGACTTCTGACAGTCTATCCCATCGAGATCCAACAATTCTCGATCCGGAATTCCTCATCACCACAACACACCAAACCCACAACGCAATTCACTTCGGTGATGAGAGTCTTCTCCCCCGGCCTCTGATAGAACGCAGACCCGGAGACACGAAGCTTTGGTGATTGAAGAGGAGCGCACATGTACGAAGATTTTCACGGTTCCGAATTCGATTCGCCATTCGACATCGATCAGGTTCCGGACGATTACCACTTCGAGATCGACGAACGAATCGCCGACTACTCGGTCGACGAGTAACGAAAGGTAGATCAATGACCAACGACACTCTGTTCGACGCCGTCGACCCCTCCGAACACGGTCCCTGCTACGACGACCATGCTCATGAGTACGACCCCAACGTCGACGAGTCTCAGGCCGACTACTCGGTCGAGGAGACCAACAAGAAGGTCGTCGGAGACGAAGAGTTCGAACTCGAGGAGGAAGAGCTGTGAACAGTTTCGAGTACGTCAGCGCCAAGCTCGGTAACGTCAAGCCCGAGACGAAGCTCATCGCTCGAGAGCTGTACGACGTCACCAAGGCTGCCGGTCACGAGATCTGGTACATGTGGGGTTACGACGGCAACGTCAACAACACCGAACACCACAGTGGTCTCGCCCTCGACCTCATGGTTCGCAACGAGGCTGCCGGAGACTGGCTTCGCGACTACATCTGGGCGAACCGAGAGCGCCTTCGTCTTCGTCATGTGATCTGGGAGCAGCACATCACCTCTACGGTGACCCAACCTGGAGTTCGCCGCAAGATGGCCGACCGTGGAAGTGTGACCGAGAATCACTACGACCACAACCACGCTCTCTTCTTCCCCGGTACCTACCGTCCGCCTACTGGTTCTCCCGCTCAGCCCGGTGGCTCCAAGACCGTGGCTCAGCTCGCCACCGAAGTGATCGCCGGTAAGTGGGGTAACGGCGACGAGCGCAAGGCTCGCTTGAAGGCTGCTGGTTACAACTACGACACCGTTCAGGCTGAGGTCCGACGTCGACTTCTCGCCCCCACCTCCAAGTCCATTGGTCAGCTCGCAACTGAAGTCATCCAGGGCAAGTGGGGCAACGGTGACGACCGAGTCCGTCGTCTGAAGGCCGCTGGTTACGACCCCAAGACTGTTCAGGCCGAAGTCAACCGACGTCTTCTCTGACCCCTCAAAATGGAAGGAGGTTGTCCTACGTGACCGAAAGCATTCTCAACAGCGTTAAGAAGGTTCTTGGTGTTGCGTCTGATGTAACGCACTTCGATCTCGACATCATGATGCATATCAACACCACCTTCTCAACTCTCAATCAGTTGGGGATTGGTCCCGACGAAGGCTACATGATCGAGGACTCTTCGGCCTCGTGGGACGCCTTCCTCGGGTCCGACCCCCGACTCAACAACGTCAAGACTTACGTCTACCTTCGAGTTCGAACACTATTCGATCAGCCTCAGACCTCCTTCCTCAACGATGCGATGAAGAAGCAGATCGAAGAACTAGAATGGCGTCTTAACGTCTATAGGGAAGGAACGATGTGGACGGATCCGACACTGACCACGGCTCTGTAAGGGTTTCCGAACTCGCTCACTACGGCGTCAAGGGGATGAAGTGGGGTGTTCGTAAGACAGACATCAGCGGCGCTCCTCCTAAGGGTTCTGAAGACGCCAGGGCCGTAGTCAAGTATCAGAAGAAGGCCTCCAAGGGTGGAACAAAGACCCTCTCCAACAAGGAGCTTCAGGAGATTGTTCAGAGGCTGAATCTGGAACAGCAGTATTCCAGGCTCAATACTCAGCCGACCAAGCTCGACAAGATTCGGAAGGGTAACGAGAACGTTCGTACCATTCTCGGAGTCGTCAAGACCGTTCAGGAAATTCACAGCTTCTTGAACAGTCCTCTCGGGAAGACGATCAGGAATTCCTTCAACCAGGCAAGGAGTTAGTAGAAAGGGTTAACGACGATGGGTATGTCGAACACCGCAACCCCTGTTTACTACAGTGAGTTTCGGGACGCGGTTATTCGTGGTGAGATTCCGGTCAATCGAGAAGTCTCACTGGAGATGAATCGGATCGACGCACTCATCGCCAACCCGAACATCTACTACGATCCGGGACCGGTCGAAGGTTTCATCCGTTACTGCGAAAACGAACTCACCTTGACCGACGGAAGCGACCTTCATCTACTTCCGACCTTCAAGTTGTGGGCCGAGCAGATTTTCGGTTGGTACTACTTTGTCGAACGAAGCGTCTACGTCCCCCACAAGAACGGTCGTGGCGGTAAGTACGTCAACAAGAGAATCAAGAAGAGGCTCACCACCAAGCAGTACCTCATCGTCGCTCGAGGTGCTGCCAAGTCGATGTATGCGGAGTGCATTCAGAGTTACTTCCTGAATGTCGACACCTCCACCACCCATCAGATCACGACTGCTCCGACGATGAAGCAGGCCGATGAGGTCATGTCACCTTTCAGGACTGCGATCACCAGAAGCCGCGGGCCGCTCTTCAAGTTCCTGACCGAAGGATCCCTTCAGAACACCACAGGATCGAAGGCGAACCGTGTGAAGCTTGCCTCAACCAAGAAGGGGATCGAGAACTTCCTTACCGGTTCTCTCCTTGAGGTTCGACCTATGTCGATCAACAAGCTTCAAGGTCTACGACCCAAGATCACCACGATCGACGAATGGCTTTCCGGTGACATCCGTGAGGACGTCGTCGGTGCCATCGAACAAGGCGCCTCAAAGCTTGACGACTACTTGATCGTCGCCATCAGCTCCGAAGGAACTGTCCGTAACGGAAGTGGCGATACGATCAAAATGGAACTCGCCGACATTCTTAAGGGCGATTACCAGGCGCCTCATGTCTCGATCTGGCACTACAAGCTGGACGAGCTTGAAGAGGTTGGGGATCCTTCTACCTGGTTGAAGGCAAACCCGAACCTTGGGAAGACCGTAACCTACGAAACCTACCAGCTCGATGTGGAGCGAGCTGAGAAAGCACCCGCCGCGAGAAACGACATCCTGGCAAAGCGCTTCGGTATCCCAATGGAGGGGTACACGTACTTCTTCACCTACGAGGAGACCTTGCCGCACCGCCACAGGGAATTTTGGGAGATGCCCTGTGCTTTGGGTGCGGACCTCTCTCAGGGTGACGACTTCTGTGCGTTTACTTTCCTCTTTCCGTTGCGCTCAGGATTCGGCGTAAAGACCCGGAGCTACATCACCTCATTGACTTTGATGAAGCTTCCGGGTGCCATGCGCCTCAAGTACGACGAGTTCATCTCGGAAGGGAGTCTTCACGTCCTCGAAGGCACCGTTCTTGACATGATGGAGGTCTACGACGATCTCGACGCCTTCATTCAGGACTCCAACTACGACGTTCGAGCGCTGGGGTTCGACCCCTACAACGCCAAGGAGTTCGTGACCCGCTGGGAAGCGGAGAACGGACCTTACGGTATCGAGAAGGTCATTCAGGGAGCGAAGACGGAGTCGGTCCCGCTCGGTGAACTCAAGAATCTGAGTGAGGAGCGACTCCTCTTCTTCGACCAAGCTCTGATGTCGTTCGCCATGGGAAACGCCATCACCATGGAGGACACGAATGGTAATCGAAAGCTGTTGAAGAAGCGTCAAGAAGCCAAGATCGACAACGTCGCAGCTCTCATGGATGCCTACATCGCGTACAAAGCCAACAAGGAGGCTTTCGAGTAATGAACTCCAACCAGATGGTCAAGCAGGCCATCATCGTCGAGCAGGCTTCCATGGCGAAGCACAACACTGCGGCTCAGATCGCTCTCTTCGACGAGAACGGCGACCCCGTCAAGATTAACCCCAACGGGGAGGAGATCGTTCTCACTGGTTACGAGAGCGGAGAAGCCGGTGAGGTCGCCGCTTCCGACACCGTCAACGAGGCAATCGCCAAGCTCGAAGCTCGCATCGCCGCCCTCGAAAACGCCTGAACCAACTCGTCAAAATGGAAGTAAATCCTCGAGAGGGGGGTGAATAGTGGTGAATGGAAACCCTGGAGCCTTGTCTCACTATGGCGATCTAGCCCATTACGACGTCAAGAACACGTCTGGGGATCTGGAAGAAGAATACGGTTGGTTCATTGACGGGGTAGAGCGATACGTATCGGATCATCCTGAAGAATTTCTTGCCCACTTCGGAATCAAGGGTATGAAGTGGGGGGTTCGTAAGGATCGACCGACAAGCGAGCCGCTTAGGGGGCTCGGACCAGATAAAATTGTTCGTAAGACTGCCAGCGGAGAAACCCTCACCCTCACCAAGAACCCACCAACCTTCATTCACAAGGGCATAGCCAAACTCAGTAAGAACTACCGAGACTCCTACCGAGACGGCGCTCACCTTACTATTAGTAATGGGGAGGGGAAGAAGGTAGGAGAGGCCAACGTTTGGAAGAAGAGTGACGACGAACTCTATCTGAACTGGATTGGTATCGACTCGGGCCATCGAGGAAAGGGTTATGCTTCTGCTGCGCTAAAGGCAGCAGAAGAGTTTGGTAGGAGTCAGGGATTCAAGAAGATGACGCTTGAAGTCCCGACCAAGTCTCCTGACGCTAGACATATTTACGAAAAGATGGGGTTCAAGGTCACCCGAGATCTTGGTTACGATCCTCTTTGGGGCGGACTGACTGAGATGGAATACCGGTTCGATCCAGTCAAGCATCATCTGTTCGACAACGATTCCCTACAACATTACGGTGTTAAGGGAATGAAGTGGGGCGTTCGAAAGTCCGAACCCACCAATTCGAGTTACTCCAAGTCCCAGCAGTATTACGACCACAATCAGTTTGGTAAGGGTGGAGTCAGGCGAATCAACCGACGCCTCAACAATGGTCAGTCCATCAAAGAGGCAAGGAACAATGAGCGAAAGTATCGCCGAAGGAAGCGAACGGCCGTTCGGACTACGGTTATCGGCGGTTCTCTCGCGGCGAGGATCATTTCTGTTTATGGTCCTCTCGCGGCCCAAGTGATCTCGGTCAAGGCTGAAACCAATCGAGGTCGTGCGGCTGCTGCTGAAGCCATGGGAGTTCCTCGTAAGGCCACCAAGCCAAACCGCAAGGGTGTGTACAACATCACGACTCTTTAAAGGGATGAAGTGGGGTGTTCGTAAGTCTGACACCCCCGGAGTTTCTCGTAAGACGGACCGAGAAGCTCGGAAGGACGCTCAGGAGTTCGCTCGAGCCAAGATGTTTTACGGAGAGGGCGCCGGTACCCGAAGTAAGCTCATCAAGGCGAAGGTCGAAGGCAAGAGTAAGAAAGATCCCTCCTACAAGAAGGCTTTCGACAACCATCTCGGTAAGCAGGACATGTCCAAGCACGCCGAAAAGGCTCGAGGTGAGCGCAAGCGAAAGAACATCAAGAAGAGTACCGGTCGAGGCATTCGAGGAACTCGTCATATCTTGAACGGTAATTCTCAATACGCCTCTGCTGCTACAGCTATCTTGGTCGGTGGTGCTCCCTACGCTCACAAGAAGGGTATCGACAAGGCTGTCCTGAAGTCGGCGAAGAACTTCTTTCAACGCCGCCAAGAAGGCTGCTCAGAGCAGGCAGAACCGGAAGATTGTCGAAGATCTCTTCCGAAACGCCAAGTTCTAGTCGGTCTTTGTCTATATTTGGGAAAGGAGGTGACACATGGCAAACTTGTTCTCTCGTATGAAGGAGGGTCTGAAGCACGGTTGGAACATTTTCAGTGATGAGAACTACCGGTACGGACTTCACGCACAGGAACGAAGCTACGGTTACTACAGTTCCATCCCTCGAACCCGACTGACATATTCCGGCGAGCGGACGATCATCTCGTCGATCTATACCCGACTGAGTATTGACGTTTCGGCCGTCGGAATTCGACATGTCCGGCTGGATTCCCAGGGACGTTACCTCAGGGATATGGATAGTTCTCTCCAGAACTGTCTTACCGTAGAGGCCAACGTTGATCAGGCCGCCCAACATTTTCGTCAGGACATCGTTCGGATGCTCCTTGACAAGGGAGTTGCGGCGATCGTCCCTGTCGATACTACGATCAACCCCAATGACTCCAACAGCTACAGCATTGAGACAATGCGGGTAGGCGAAGTTGTCAGTTGGGAAAACGACAGGGTCAGGGTAAACCTCTACAACGAGCATAAGGGATTCCGGGAAGAAGTCACGGTCTCCAAGAAGGTCGCGGCTATTGTCGAGAACCCCTTCTATGACGTGATGAATGAGCCGAACTCCACTCTTCAGAGGCTCATTCGAAAGCTGAACATGCTGGACGCTGCGGACGAGCAGACCAGTTCCGGCAAGCTGGATATGATCATCCAGCTACCTTACGTCATCAAGTCCGAGTCTCGGCGACAGCAGGCCGAACAGAGGCGTAAGGACATCGAAGCTCAGCTCAAGGGAAGTCAGTATGGAATTGCCTATACTGACGGTACCGAGAGGATTACCCAGCTCAACCGACCTGCGGAGAACAACCTCCTTAAGCAGATCGAGTACCTGACCAATTTGCTCTACACACAGCTCGGTCTTACGGAAGAAGTGATGAACGGCACGGCTAGTCAAGAGGCCATGTTGAACTACTTCAACCGAACCATCAAGCCGATCGTTCAGGCGATCACGGAGGCCATGAGGCGCACTTTCCTGACAAAGACCGCCCGTTCTCAGGGTCAGTCGATCATGTACTTCAGGAACGCATTCGAGTTGGTTCCGATGGAACAACTTGCTGAGATTGCCGACAAGTTCACTCGTAACGAGATCTTGACCTCTAACGAGATTCGACAGGCAATTGGAATTCCGCCTTCGTCCGACCCCAAGGCTGATAAGCTTATCAACAGCAACATGCCGGCTCCGTCGGCACTACCTACAGGAACAGGAGGAGACAGTCAAAATGGAAGCTGATTTCAGCGGCTGGGCCACTAAGGCTGGTCTCAAGTGTGCTGACGGCCGAGTCATCATGCGTGGCGCCTTCGAGCACATGGATGGTAAGCAGGTCCCTCTCGTCTGGCAGCACGCCCACGGCAACCCCCAGAACGTTCTCGGTCACGCGCTTCTCGAAGCCCGTGACGAGGGTGTTTACGCTTACGCTTTCTTCAACAACACGCCCCAGGGTCAGCACAGCAAGGACCTCGTTCAGCACGGCGATGTCAACCATCTCTCCATCTACGCCAACAATCTGGTCGAGAAGGAGAAGAATGTTATTCACGGCGTCATCCGTGAGGTCAGCCTGGTTCTCGCCGGAGCCAACCCCGGTGCTGTGATCGAGCATGTTCGTATCGCCCACAGCGATGGTGACATCACCGAGCTGGAAGACGACGTCATCATTCACACTGGTCTCGACATCGAATTCAAGGCTGACGACGACAACCTCGAACACGCCGATGACGCCGATGACGCCGATGACGACGAGGATCTGACGGTCCAGGACGTCTACGACTCGATGACGGAGGAACAGCAGAACGTCCTCCACTACATGATCGGTGTCGCTCTCGAGGAAGCCGCCAAGGAAAACAAGAGCGCGCAGCACTCGAACCAGCCCGTCAAGGGCGACCTCATCCACAAGGAAGGAGCCGACACGCAGATGTCGCGCAACGTTTTCGACCAGACCGACTCGAAGAACGGTGCCGTCAAGAAGCACGTTCTTTCGCACGCCGACGTCAAGGGCATCGTTTCCGACGCCATGCAGTGCGGTTCGCTCAAGCAGGCCGTCGAGGGCTACGCCCTGAAGCACGGTATCACCGACATCGACGTGCTTTTCCCGGATGCCAAGATGGCGACGGGCGTTATCGAGCTGGACAAGCGCCGTACCGAGTGGGTTTCCTCGGTTCTGAGCGGCACCCGCAAGACTCCGTTCTCGCGCATCAAGACCTTCGTCGCAGACCTCACCCAGGACGAGGCCCGCGCCAAGGGCTACATCAAGGGCAACTACAAGCTTGAGGAGTGGATCGGCGTCACCAAGCGCACGACCGCTCCGACCACGGTCTACAAGAAGCAGAAGCTCGACCGTGACGACATGCTCGACATCACCGACTTCGACATCGTGGCCTTCCTCAAGGCCGAGATGCGTCTCATGACCGAAGAGGAGATCGCCCGCTCCATCCTCATCGGTGACGGTCGCTCGGCCCTGGATGAGGACAAGATCAAGGACCCTCTGGGCGCCTCCGACGGTACTGGCATTCGATCGATCCTCAACGACCACGAGCTGTTCGTCACCACCCTGAACGTGAACGTCGACGACTCCAACTCGAGCTACGAGGAGGTCGTGGATGCCGTCATGGACGGCATGGAGTTCTACAAGGGTACGGGAACCCCGACCTTCTACACCAACCGCCGGGAGCTGAACAAGTTCCTCAAGGCTCGCGACACCACGGGTCGTCGCTACTACTCCAACAAGGCTGAGGTTGCCGACGCCCTCGGCGTCAAGGACATCGTCCTCGTCGAGCCCATGAACACCATGACCGACCTTGTCGGCATCATCGTCAACCTGGATGACTACAACGTCGGTACCGACCGTGGTGGCGAGCTGACGATGTTCGACGACTTCGACATCGACTACAACCAGCAGAAGTACCTTCTCGAGACGCGCCTTTCTGGCGCTCTGGTTCGCCCGAAGTCGGCTCTCGTCATCAAGAAGACCGACAGCGAGAGCGTTCTTGCGACCCCGACCGCTCCGACCTTCAACAAGTCCACCGGCGTGGTCACCATTCCGACCGTTACTGGTGTCGTTTACAAGGGTGCCGACGGCACCACCACTCTGAGCGCTGGTGCTCAGACCGCCATTGCTGCCGGTGCGACCACCACTGTTTACGCTGTCGCGGCTTCCGGTTACCACTTCGCCAACAACGCCGAGGACCAGTGGTCCTTCAAGCGTGACGACGCCTGATAGTTATTTTCTGACATGGCAAAGTTCTATGGAAAGGTTGGGTACGGCGTAACTGTTGAGACTGCTCCCGGAGTCTGGGAGGATACCATCACGGAGATCTCATATTTCGGAGACGTCGTGAGGAACACCCGAAAGCTTCAGGACGGACAGTATGTCAACAGTGATATTTCTGTCAATAACTCGATCAGCATTGTTGCGGACGCCTACGCAAACGCACATTTCTTTGCCATTCGCTATGTAGAGTGGGCGGGGACTCTGTGGACGGTTTCTGACGTCGAAGTCCAGAGTCCCCGCCTTCTCCTGAGGCTGGGAGGTGTCTACAACGGCCCCAAGGGTACAGCTTCAGGAACTCCTTGAGGAGATTCTAGGTAGCGGAAATGTTTATTTTCAGCCGCCCGCCAACTTGCAGATGCAATACCCCTGTGTCGTCTACAACCGCGACGATGCGATCACCGAGTTCGCCAATAACCAGCCGTACGCATACACCAAACGGTATCAGGTAACCGTGATCGACAGGAATCCCGACAGCGATATTCCGGATAGGATCGCAGCTCTACCCTTGTGCATCCACCACCGGTTCTTCGTCAAGGACAACCTCAACCATGATGTTTTCAACCTCTATTTTTGAGGGGGAGTAAGTGACCAAGATCGTCTGGGATCAGACCGGCGAGCGAGTCTACGAGACCGGTGTCGACCGCGGTGTTCTCTACCTCCAGAACAACCTCGGCGTCTACAACCAGGGTTATGCCTGGAACGGTCTGACCGGCGTTACCGAGTCGCCTTCGGGTGCCGAGTCGAACAAGCAGTACGCGGACAACCGAGTTTACGCAAACCTCCAGTCCGCCGAGGAGTTCAACGCCACCATCGAGGCGTTCACCTACCCGGTTCAGTTCGAGCAGTGTGACGGTTCGGCCTCTCCGACCGCCGGTGTTTCGATCGGCCAGCAGCCGCGCAAGCCGTTCGGCCTGGCCTACCGCACGCTTATCGGTAACGATACGCAGAACACCGAGTACGGCTACAAGCTTCACCTTGTTTATGGTGCTCTCGCGGCTCCGTCGGAGAAGGCTTACGCGACTGTCAACGACTCCCCTGAGGCGATTACCTTCAGCTGGGAGATCTCGACCACTCCGGTCGACGTCGAGGACCACAAGCCGACCTCGACCATCACGATCGACTCGACCAAGGTGGACGCGGACGCTCTGGCAGACCTCGAGGACCTCCTCTACGGTACGGCGGGTACGGATCCGTCCCTCCCCCTTCCGAATGAGGTTCTCGCGCTCTTCAGCGGGACCGTGACGGAGGCTACCCCGACCGCTCCGACCTTCGATGGCGAGACCAACACCATCACGATTCCGTCGGTTACCGGCGTGATCTACATGATCGATGGCGAGGTCGTCACCGGTTCGGTCGTCATTACCACCGACACGATCGTTACCGCCAAGGCTGCGACCGGATACAAGTTCCCCGCGGTCGTGGATGACGACTGGCTCTTCGAATACTCGGCGTAAAACAGAGAGGAGGCCAGAGAGTGCTCGTTGTTGAAGTCCCCGTCAAGGAAGTTTTCAACGAAGAAACCAGCGAATTCGAGGTCGTTGAGACCTTCACACTCGAGATGGAGCACTCTCTGGCTTCTCTGTCAAAATGGGAGTCATTCTTCGAGAAGCCCTTTCTCACCAATGCCGAGAAGACCGACGAAGAGGTCCTCTTCTACATCAAGGCAATGACTCTTACCCCCGATGTTCCTCCGGAAATTTTCCTCAGACTTTCCAAGAGTAACGTCGAGGCAATCAACAACCACATCAGCGCCAAGATGACCGCTACTTGGTTCAGCGACAACAACAATCGGACAAATTCTCGCGAGACCATCACTGCCGAGATTTTGTACCACATGATGATTGCTCTGAACATCCCTTTCGAGTGTCAGTATTGGCATCTGAACCGTCTTCTGACGCTCATCAAGGTCTGCAATCTCAAGAACGCTCCTCAGAAGAAGATTCCGAAGAGCGAGATGTTGTCTCGCCAGAGGGCGCTTAACGCGCAGCGAAGGGCCAAGCTCGGGAGTTCCGGATGAGAGGAGGTAACTGATAAGTGGCACGACTCAAGTGGGGTTCCACAGGGTCTCGCTTCTACGAATCCGGCGTAGACCGAGGGGTTCTTTACGTCGACGGACAGGGAGTAGCCTGGACCGGATTGACCTCCGTCAACGAAAACCCTACAGGTGGCGGAGCAAGGTCCTATTACATCGACGGCATCAAGTACTTGAACATGTCGTCCGCCGAGGAGTTCGAAGCTACGATCACCGCATACACCTATCCTGATGAATTCGGTGTATGCGACGGTAGCGCTCGCGTTCGTCCTGGGTTCTACGTCACCCAGCAACGTAGAAAGTCTTTCGGTCTTTCCTATCGGACAAAGGTGGGTAATGACCTCGACGGCGTCGATCACGGATACAAGCTCCATATCATCTACAATGCTCTGGCCGCTCCCGCAAACAAGACATATACCACGTTGTCGGAGTCGATCGAGCCAAACGACTTCAGTTGGAAGATCACCACTCGACCTCCGGTAACTTCCGGATACAAGCGTACATCTCACGTGGTCTTCGATTCTCGAGAAGCTGACCCAGAGCTTATGGCCATCCTCGAGGATATTCTCTACGGCACTGAGTCGGAACAGCCTCGTCTTCCGGACTTCTCCGAACTGATCGATATTTTCGAGACGATTCTCCACCTTACCGTTACCGACAACGGCGACGGTACGTTTACGGTGGAGGGCCCTCCCGAAGCAATCGTCATGATGGACGAGACAACCTTCTCGATCACATGGCCCACTGCGGTGATGATCGACGAAGACAGCTACACTCTGACTTCTTCTTAGCAGAAAGGAGGCGGTCGAATGGCTACTGTCACAGGACTTACCGCCGAACGGATGCTCGAAATCGAGGCAGCTACTGTCGTATCCGGCTTGGTTGCCGACGGGAAGCTCACTCTCACCACCCATGGTGGCACCGAGATCGACGCTGGCGATATTATCGACGCCATCCCCGATGCGACCGAGTCGGTCAAGGGTGTTGTCGAACTCGCCAGTAATGCCGAAGTAGCTACCGGAACTGACGCGACCTTGGTTGTCACACCTGCCGGTCTTGCTTCGCTTCTGGCTACTCTCATCGCTTCGGCAACGGCCCGAGGTATGGTCGAACTCGCCACCAATGCCGAAACCGCAACCGGCACAGACGATACCCGAGCTGTTACTCCTGCTTCTCTAGCTGCTCTGGTAGCGAGCGAAACAGCCAAGGGTATCGTCGAACTTGCCACCAATGCCGAAACCGCAACCGGTAGCGATACCACTCGGGCAGTCACTCCAGCTGGGCTTGCGTCAGTTCTCAGCGGCAAGCAGGCTTCAGATTCAGATCTCACCGCTATTGCCGGTCTTTCACCGTCCAATGACGACATCATCCAGCGAAAGTCTGGTAGTTGGACAAACCGGACTATGGCTCAGCTGGCCACGGATCTTACCGGCACAGGTGAGTTTCTCGAGGTCCGGCTTCACAATGGTAGTTCGTACGTCGATGCCGACACCACCAACATCTATATTGGTAGCGTCGATCCGGGTTCGGTCGCCAACGGGTCTATCTGGCTCGACACCTCCAGCTAGGCGATATTCATGGCTTACTCTCAGACTCTGATCGACAACTTCGACGACAACACGATCAACCTGACCAAGTGGACGCTTATCGACGGAGCCGGGATTACCGAGTCTGGTGGTAAGCTCAACGTCCCGGCACAGTCGGTATATCCTCAGGCCCTGAGTCAGGCTCTTTACAATCTGGAAAACGGAATCCTCGCCGCAAAACTGACACGAAGCGGTACCGCTACTGCCGAAACCGAGTTTTATTTCGGTGCTCATGACAGTACTGGTACCAACATGGTCGGTATTCTCGCTACTCCAAGTACGAATTTCTGGGAGTTCGTTACCTATGGAGCGGCGACGACTTCGTCGGAGGTTCTTACCGATACGGTTGGGGTTGGATCCAGCTGGGTCAACAACACTTGGATCGGTGTCGGTAATCTCGGAAGCGACAACATCCTATACGCCTACAAGTCCAGCGACGGTGTAACTTGGACCGAGATGGGTCACTGCACTGTCGGAGGAACATTTGGTAAGTCGTCTACCGGTCTGGACATTACTGTTGGCGTATATTCCGGTTCCTCAACATTCGTCGCTCAGTTCGACGATGCTTCTTTCTGGAGTGAGGCAACCACGCCTTCAGCCAAGGTACGGGTCGGAGGTTCCTGGGTGACTGCTACTCCGAAGGTACGGGTCGGAGGTTCCTGGGTGACTGCTACTCCGAAGGTACGGGTCGGAGGTTCCTGGATCAACGCGCACTGAGAGGAGTCGGCTTGATCTCGTTCAGAACAGGCGGGTCCTTCAAGAAAACTGAAACTTTCTTGCGAAAAATTTCCCGGGGTGATATTTACCAGGGACTCGACAGACTGGCCTTGCTCGGAGTAAATGCTCTGGCTTTGGCTACTCCCTACGATTCGGGATTGGCTTCCACGAGCTGGGACTACGAGATCAAGCGCTCCCGAAGTGCGTGTCTCATCAGTTGGACCAACAGCGACATTGAAAACGGCTTTCCGGTCGCCATCATGCTTCAGTACGGTTATGGGACCGGAACTGGTGGGTACGTTCAGGGGCGGGACTACATCAACCCGGCCATGAGACCGATATTTGATTACATCGCCGATGAGGTGTGGAAGGTGGTGACCTCCTCTTGACTACGGTCGACACTCGTGTCGTCCAGATGATGTTCGACAACAGTCAGTTCGAACAACGTATTTCTCAGACGCTTTCGTCGTTGGAGAAGCTGAACAAGAGTCTTCAACTTCAGGGGGCTACCAAGGGTCTGAATGAGGTCGCCACCGCGGCTTCTCACCAGCAAGCCTCCATCAAGAACGTCGAAACTGGTGTTCAGAGTCTGGCAGACAGATTCAAGGCTCTTCAGGTTGTCGCTACGACCGCTCTGGTGACAATTACCCATCAGGCTATTTCTGCCGGTAGCCGTCTGGTCAAGGCCTTGAGCATTCAACCAGTTCTTGAGGGTTTCCGTGAGTACGAAACCAACATGAACTCGATCCAGACAATTTTGGCGAACACTGCTCACGCCGGTACGACACTCAACGATGTCACTGCTGCTCTTGATGAACTGAACCACTACTCAGACCAGACAATCTACAACTTCTCCGAGATGGCTCGTAACATCGGTACCTTCACGGCCGCCGGTGTCAAGCTGGACACTGCCACTGCGGCCATCAAGGGTATTGCCAACCTCGCTGCTGTTTCCGGATCGAATTCGCAGCAGGCTTCCGCGGCTATGTATCAGCTCTCTCAGGCCCTTGCTGCTGGTAAGGTCTCCCTCGAGGACTGGAACTCGGTCGTCAACGCCGGTATGGGTGGTAAGGTTTTCCAGGATGCTCTCATGGAGACCGCCCGGGTTCATGGTGTCGCCATCGACAAGATGGTCAAGGATCAGGGTAGCTTCCGACTCACCCTCCAAGAGGGTTGGTTGACGAGCGATATTCTCAACGAAACCCTGATGAAGTTCACCGGCGATCTCAATGAAGCCCAACTCAAGACCATGGGTTACAATGAAAAGCAGATCGCCGATATCATCAAGATGGGTAAGATCGCCGTAGGTGCGGCAACTGAAGTCAAGACACTGACGCAGCTTTGGAGCACGCTCAAGGAGAGCATGACTTCAGGTTGGTCGAAGACTTGGCAGCTTATTTTCGGCGACTTCAACGAAGCCAAGGGTCTCTTTACAGGAGTCAGCAATTCCCTTGGGAAGATCATCGGTGATTCTGCCGATGCTCGCAACAAGATGCTCTCCGACTGGAAGGAACTTGGCGGCCGAACCGCTCTGATCGACGGTATCTCCAACGCCTTCAAGGCTCTCGTATCTGTTCTGAAGCCGATCAAGGATGCCTTCCGGGAGATTTTCCCGAAGACTACGGCCAAGGAACTCTATGAGATGACTGTGTCGTTCCGTGACTTCATGGAACGGCTCAAGATCGGAGAACAAACCGCCGAGAATCTCAAGCGAACCTTTGCTGGATTTTTCGCGATTCTCGGTATCGGTTGGGAACTGATCAAGGCAGGCGCCAGCGCTATCGTCAGTCTCATCGGGGCTATCGCTGGTGGTTCTGGCGGTGTTCTGAAGTTCACTGCGGGTATTGGTGATTTTCTCGTCGGGATTCAGAAGGCCATCAAGCAGGGTGACGCCTTCGGAAAGATCTTCGACAAGCTCGGAGCGGTTCTCGCGATCCCGCTCAAGCTTCTTCAGACTCTTGGGGAGAAGCTCGGAGATCTATTCGACGGTCTTGGTTCCAGCGGTGACGACGCCGCCAAGTCCACCACCAAGGTGGTCTCCAAGCTCGAGCCCATCAGCAAGATTTTTGACGCCATTATTTCGGGTGGCGACAAGCTTAACGAAGCTTTCGGTAAGGTCCTTAACAACCTCGGCAAGATCGCCAGCAAGGTTGTTGAATTCGCTCGGAGTGCGGGCGAAACTCTTACCAGCATTTTTGAGAGCATCACCAGTGGACTGAATTTCGACGACGTTCTCAAGGGCGTCAACACAGGTCTGCTCGCGGGCATTCTTCTGACCGTCGTCAACTTCATCCGAAACATTGGCGGCGGTAACGGCGGACCTCTTCAGAACATCAGCGACGCCATCGAAGGTCTCACCGATACTCTCGGAGCGCTTCAGAACACCCTTCGCGCGGCAACACTTCTCCAAATTGCAGCCGCCGTCGGTATTCTCGCCATCGCGGCGAATACACTCTCCAAGATCGACGCAGACGCACTCAAGAAGTCCCTTGCGGCAATCGCTGGTATGTTTGCCCAGCTTCTCGCGTCGATGACCATCATGAGTAAGATCGGTCTCGACGGACTTATTTCCGTGTCCTTCGGGATGATCCTCCTGGCAACTGCGATCAATATTCTGACGATTGCGGTTAAGTCCCTTTCGGAACTGAACTGGAAGGAACTCGCCAAGGGTCTGACCGGGACAGCTGCACTCCTTCTGGCTGTTGCTGCCGCCGGTAAGATCATGTCCGGCTCTAAGGGCCTTATTTCGGCGAGTCTCGGGATGATCGCGCTTGCCGCCGCCATCAGGATTCTGGTGACAGCGGTGACCGATTTGTCAGGTCTTAGCTGGAAGGAACTCGCCAAGGGCCTTACGAGTGTTGGAGCACTCCTTCTGAGTCTGGCTCTCTTCACAAGGTTTGCAGCCGCAGACAAGGGAGGGTTGTCGCAAGGTCTCGGCATCCTCCTTCTGGCCGCCGGCATCAAGATCCTGGCGAGTGCGGTTGAAGACTTCTCCAAGATGTCGTGGGGAGAGATCGGTAAGGGTCTGACAGTCCTTGCAGGTGCTCTTACGGCCATCGGAATCGCTCTTCGCCTCATTCCTCCTACGGCTGTATTTTCT